GTTTTTTTTTTTTTGGTAAAATTGACATAGAGAGCCGGCGCCAGAAAACGAAAGGAGAAAGCACTGCCTCCGGCGCCGGTGATCTGTGCTTCAATTCTATTTTTACAAATCTGAAAAGAAAGGAGGTGTTGCAATGATTACTATTAAGGAGATCAAGGGCATCTTTAATCAGCTGCGCAAGATCCTAGCCATGCTGGACAAGATCTATCACGCAATGGGACTGGACAAGGAGGAATAATATGGCTCACAGAATGCCGGTCAACCCGAAAAAGGACAAGCGAGTGTTTACGAACACCGCGAAGAAAACCAAGAAAATCAATGTCAATCCGAAGCCGTCGCGTGGCGGGATCCGACTGTAAAGGAGAAACAATATAGTAGACATCCTACAGAGCACAACAATCGTGCTCATCGCCGCATACATCATCATGAACGAGATCAGAAATTGGAGGAAGTAAGATGGAATATCAGGTTTACGCAATCAAAGATGAACTGGCAGGGACCTTCGGCAATCTCATGGTGGTCAACGAGAAGGTGGCCGAACGGACGATGAAGTGGATGGCCCAGGAGATGGAGAAGGCCGACTGCGAGGATAAGCGGGTCTATCTGCTGGGCAGCTATGACAACGAAACCGGCCTGATCAGGCCAGAGCAGCTGCCGCGCCTGATGTACAATCTCGAGCTGATGAAGAAGGAGCAGACGAATGGGAGTCAGAATCTTTAAGCCCTACGAGGACGAAAAACCGGCTGCACTGCCGAACGACCCGGGAAACCGGTTTGAGCCGGAGTACAAAGAGCGCTATGATGACCGCGGACAGCCGTACCTTGAAAAGGTCGGCGAGGTGGACACATACGAAAAAATCCAGAGCTACAAGGACGAATGCGACGTCATGGCTATCCTGAGCCGGTATGCTGCCGGAGACGAAAATGTCTTGGCAAAGCCGGGCTGGTACATCGACACCAGCCGTCTGCCGCAGACCTACACGGAGTATATGAACCTCATGAACGAAAAGCGGGAAGAGTTTAATCAGCTGCCGCTCTCCATCCGTCAGGCATTCGGCATGAACTTCGAAAACTGGATGGCAACGGCCGGTGAACAGGAGTGGCTGGAGAAAATGGGCATCAAAATTCAGCAGAATGCACAGGAAAAGGAAGCTGCAGCAACCGAAACCATTGTGCAGAAAGGAGAAAATAAAGAATGAACCGCAATGCTGAACAGCACTATTCGCAGGTGCCTCATGCAAACGTGCCGCGCGCACGCTTCAAGCGGGACTATTCCTTGCTTACCACGATGAACGAAGGCGACCTGGTCCCGATCTACTGCGATGAGGTATTGCCGGCCGACACGGCAAAAATCGATCTCAATGCTCTGATGCGCATGAGCACCCCGCTGTTTCCTGTTATGGATAACTGCTACTGTGACTTTTACTTCTTCTTCGTACCGTCGCGCTTGCTGTGGGAGCACTTCGAAAACCTGATGGGGCAAAACGACTCTACTTTCTGGGCAGAGCCTGTGGAGTACACAACTCCTAAAACGACTGCACCGTCTGGCGGCTGGAACGTAGGAACGCTGGCAGATTACTTCGGGATCCCGACCGGGATAGCAAACCTTCAGGTGAACTCGCTGCCGTTCCGGGCATATGCCAAGATCTGGAACGAATGGTTCCGAGACGAAAACCTGCAGCAGCCTGTCACGATGAGCAAGACGGACGCAACCACGACCGGCAGCAACACCGGAACAAACCTCACAGACGCAGAAGCAGGCGGTCTGCCGCTGAAAGTCTGCAAGTACAAGGATTACTTCACAAGCTGCCTGCCGAATCCGCAAAAAGGAAACGCGGTAACACTGCCGATGACTGGTAACGCACCGATAGAAGCATATCTCGATACAGACATGACAAAAGAAGCAGGCTGGTTAAAACAAAAATCGAACGGACACGTAAGCTACCCATGGGCATGGGACGAAAGCGAAAAAGCAACGCTAATGCAAAACGGCTCGATGGAAGGAGTCATCTTAAACGATGACTATTTATTTAGCGACCAATACGGCAACGAAACAAGTGATAAGGCATACATCGGCGCAAACCTGAGCAAAATACAAGCAACAACCATCAACGAACTCCGTCAGGCCATCGCAGTGCAACACATCCTGGAACGCGATGCACGAACCGGCACCCGGTACAAAGAGTACCTGCAGGGAGCTTGGGGCGTGACCAGCCCGGATGCACGTCTTGACCGGTCGGAGTACATCGGCGGCTACAGACTGCCGATCAACATCAATCAGGTTATCCAGACGTCGGCAACCGACACGACCAGTCCGCAGGGCAACACAGCAGCGTTCTCCATGACCACAATGAGCCGAAACATGGCTACCTACTCAGCAACGGAGCACGGCTTTATCATCGGTCTGGCAGCGGTCAGAGTTGATCACAGCTATCAGCAGGGACTGCCTCGTATGTGGACGCGCAGCACACGCTTTAGCTACTATGATCCGATGCTGGCAAACCTGGGCGAACAGGCGGTTCTTAATCAGGAGATCTATGCACAGGGCAACGCACAGGACGAAGAAGTCTTTGGCTATCAGGAAGCCTGGGCCGATTACAGATACCACATCAACATGATCACCGGAGAAATGCGCAGCACCTACTCTAAAACTCTGGACGCATGGCACTACGCAGACAAATACGATAAATTGCCCAAACTGTCCAGCGACTGGATCAAAGAAGGTACGGAAAACATTGACCGGACGATCGCAGTGCAAAGCGAAAAAAGCCGCCAGTTTATCTGCAACTTCTATTTTGACCAAACCTGGACGCGAGCGATGCCGATCTACAGCCTGCCGGGCCTTGATACGATCTAAGGGGGTGCAGATATGGCACTCGCATTAGGGGCAGCGATAAAAGCCGGACTGGGCATAGCAAGCACACTGGCAAGCATCTACAGCACTATCAGAGGGAGCACATCGAGCGCACGACAGCAAGGCACGATGCAAAACACTATACAAAGCGGTACGACCATGGGAAGCACCGCGCAGGACACCACAAGCACGGGAGTAAGCACTCAGACAGGCAACACCGGAGCACTGGGCAATCTACTGTCAACGGCGCTTGGAACGCCGACCGGCAATAACGCCGGAGACGCCGCACAGTTTAACGCCGGACAAGCACAAACGGCCAACAACCTTCAGGGAGCACAATGGAATCTGGGCAATCTCATCAATATGGGCAGTATGCTGGCATCCAACGCGATGAGTGCAGCAAGCCAAAGCAGCGCAATGCGATACAACTCCAAAGAGGCCAAAGCTCAAAGAGACTGGCAAGAACGCATGAGCAGCACCAGCTACCAGAGAGGGGTCAAAGACCTCGAAGCAGCGGGGCTTAACCCGGTACTGGCAGCATACAACGGCTTCGGAGCACAAACGCCGTCAGGCGGCTACGGGAGCCTTGGCGGGGGGCAGACCTTCGGTCATACTCAGGCTATGGCAATACCGGCCGCAAAGAATGCGAACATGCAAGCCATGTACGATTATGGAAACAACACAGCCCAGATCGTGGAGAACTTCCAAGCAGCAATCAACAGCGCAAAACAAACGTCAGACTATCGAACGGTTGAACACCTGGAACAGATGCAGCAGCAGACCGTAAGCAGCAGCGCAAAGACCGTGGGCCAGCTGGCAGAGGCCGGCAGAAGCAGCAGCGCTCAGACCTCGACCACCAAAGAAAACACCGACAGCAAACAGGTCAACGTAGGCGGTGAAGTGTCCGGCGAGTGGACAAACAAAAAAGACCGCAGAAGATAGTTGACAAACACAGAAAAGAGGTGTATATTATGAGTGTACCAATCACACACTTAAGTTAGGAGTAAAACTATGAAGAGCCAGATTGCAAAGAGAATCAACATCAATTTGACCGACAGAGAGCAAATAGCACTGGAAAACCTCGAACAAGAAATGGCAAACAGAGGGTGGAAAATGACCACCAGCGACATTATCAGAGAAGCAATAGTAAACTACTGCGAAAAGGAAACGGGATACACATTCGCCAATGAGTGGAAGCTCAGAGAAACGAAGTGACCGGGGAGACCCGGCCACTTCTGCAACATTTATCCATAGGTTTTTTTGAGCAAGAGCTAAATTTTGTGTCAATGGGCCCCTATAACATCAAGAGGGTTATAGGGGCCCATTGAGGAAAGGCGCAGCGAAACTATATGTCATGTACGAGACCGCTCATCAGAATACCGACAAGCGACGGAGATTTCCGCGTAGTAAGCCTGAAAGGATACTTAAACCACAGCGGAAAGAACCTGGAATTTATCGCGGATAAAGAGCGTCAAGATCTGAACGAGAAAAAAATCAAAGAGCTGATAAAAACTCAAGAAGCGCAGCTGCTACCGTGCGGACAATGTCCAGGATGCAAAATGGCAGCTGCGTCCAGCTGGGCAAACAGAATGGAGCTAGAGCTGCCATACCATCAAAACGCATGGTTCATCACGTTTACATACGATGACGATAATGTGCCATACCGGATGACATGGGACGAAGGGACCGGCGAAGTACTAGTAGAAAATTACAGTCTACGATATGAGGATATGCAAAAGTTCTGGAAACGCCTGAGAAGGTACATGGATTATCACAAGATAAACAACGGAAAACTGATGTACTTCCAATGTGGTGAATATGGCGGAAAAACACACAGACCACATTATCATGCAATAGTTTACGATATACCGTTCAAAAAAGACGAGTTGAAGATCTACAAAAAGAAAAACGGCGCTGTATATTACAACGTCGATTGGATAACGGACCTGTGGGGAATGGGTCATGTGGTCATCGCAGCAGCAGAGTGGAAAGCGATGGCATACACAGCAAGATACACCACAAAGAAGGTTTATGGAAAGGAAGGAAAAGAATTTTACAAAGAGCTGGGAATCTTACCTGAAAAGTGTAACATGAGCAAAAGACCAGCGATCGGAGCAAAATACTTTGAAGAACATAGCGCAGAAATCTATGAAAAAGACAAAATCCAGCTGAAGAACGGAAAAGTTTGTAAACCGCCGAGATATTTTGATAAGCTATACGATGCACAGTGTCTAAAAAAACCACTCTCAGACAAAGAGGTAGAAGACATTGAGCTAGTAATAGAAAAAGCCGAGTCCGATGAGCTCAAAGCGATAAAGAGAAAACGTCGTAAGTTAGCAAATGACGCACTCTTCGCCAGGCTCAAGCAGAACAACGGCTTAACCATGCAAGAGTATTATAGCAAAGAGGAACAGAAAATACAAGACAGGTTCAGAAAGCTAATCCGGGAAGAAATCTAAAGAACGGCTGAATAAGGGAATGCAGACGGCGTGGCTACGAAAGGCTACGCCGTCTTCTTCGTACGGCCCGGGGCGGCCGGGCCTAGCAGACGGCCTTAAACTCAAAAAGTGCTTGACAAATGTACAATTTAGGTGTATAATAAAGGTGTAGAAAGGAAGTGTACAAAGCATGGAAAACCTATACAAAGACCTCGACACCGAAACGCTCAACTGGATGGACTACAGATATGAACATTGCGACGGCGCTTGTGAAAAATGTCCGTGCCACGATGTAAGCTATTATTGCAGCTACATCCACGACCAAGTCAGAAAAGAGCTTAACCGGCGAGGGGAATAAACCAAAAAACGTGAGGTTGACGAAAAACAGCCTTGCGTTTTTTTTTTTTTGGTAAAATTGACATAGAGAGCCGGCGCCAGAAAACGAAAGGAGAAAGCACTGCCTCCGGCGCCGGTGATCTGTGCTTCAATTCTATTTTTACAAATCTGAAAAGA